AGTCCGATACAATCTAATGGATCGTAGAATTGAAAAAACAATTCTCCCATACTGTCAGGAACGAGGCATTTGCATTCTAGCTTATAGTCCTTTAGGTCAGAAATTTTCTAAGCTACGCAGACCTATACTAGACTTCATAGCAAAACGACATAAATGTGCCCCAGCTCAAATTGCTTTGGCTTGGATACTTCGACACAAAGGCATCATTCCAATCCCTCGAACAAACAACATTAGACATTTAGAAGTTAACATAGATGCCGTCAATATTAAATTGGATAAAGCAACAATAGAAGAACTCAATCAGGATTACTTAGGATAGATAATGAACTATTATGAATTGCGAAGTCTTATAGCTCAGACTATTCCCAGGACTGAAACCCTATTCACTCAAAAGCAGAAAAGTCAAGCCGTTAAAGAGAAAGGACGGAAGACAGGATATCACGAATACAAATTGGACCAACGAAAGTATATCAAACAAGAACGTCTCCTAAATACAGAAGAGGTGAATTCATTCGTTGAAATTTCCTGTCGTGCAGGGGCTTGTCCGATGTGTTTGAATATTGACGTTTGGGACGGATTACTCTGCCCTTTCGGTTGCAAGTACTGCTTTGCCAATGCTTTCCGAGCTTCTCTCTACACAGCCTTTTTTGATAATGGGAAGACGATGGGTCTTCGTCATTGTAACCCAGACAAATACAAACGGGAATTAGGAAAGCTATTCAAGGGACGGGGGAAAGACCCTCATTCTATATCAAACCCTGTCGCCAAGGCTATTGCCAAAGAAATGCCGATTAGATTAGGTATCCGGTTTGAAGATTTCACAAAGAGAGAAGCCAAGGAGGGTATCTCCCTCAAACTTCTAAGATATCTAGCCATAGAAGCTTATCCAGTTATGATAAACACTAAAGCATCCCTTGTTGGAAAGCCTCGTTACATAGAAGCTTTAGCAAACAATACTGCTGGGGCTGCCGTTCATATCACTCTTATCTCTTCCAATGAAAAACTTCTATCCAAATTGGAACCTGGAGCACCCAGTTACGCCCAACGAATAGAAACCATGAGATCATTGGTGCAAGCTGGTGTTCATGTGGTAGCGAGAATTGAACCTTTTGCCCCATTTATGAATGATGATCCCGACGACGTCGAACGATACATGATAGACGTTTGGGATGCTGGTGTACGAAATATCACGTTTGACACATACTCCTATACCGGAAAAAACCAAGGTATCATACAGTCTTACAAAAACATCGGATTGGAATGGGATCGGATGTTCCTCCTGAGTTGTGAAAGCCAGGGCCTGGGGAGCATCCTCTTAGGAAAGTTCATGGACTTGTTCCGAGCTAAAGGTTTCTCGTGTTCAACTTTCGACATGGGAAACGTCCCAACGAATGATGATGATATTTGTTGCGAGGTAAGTGGGGTATTTGATTCAGAATCCTTTAGCTATGGAAATTCCGTCATGGCTATCCGCTTCATTAAACAGGCCGGCAAGCCTGTCTCGTGGGCAGATTACACTCAATGGGTGAATAACCATGGAGGCTTCCTCTCACCAGCGTTAGAGGAAGAGGTACATATGTTGTGGGACGTACAAGGCAAACACGCCTACAGCCCAGCCTGGGCTGCTAACTGCTATCCTATGGGAGCTGAGGATGGTAGTATGGTGTGGACGTATAATAAGAAACGGAAAGACTTTCGCAAAACACTAATCGAAGATATTTTAAGGTAAGACACAAAATGGCTAAGATGACTGTATCTAATCGATTGGAACGGCTATTTTCCTATGCAGCTGCTCTCCAACAAAATGGACGGTTAAAGAACACGGTGTACTGCTACCGCTCCTATGTCTACATCGTCAACCAGGATCATACTGTGATGCTCCGATTCACTTTGAAGGAAGGGGAAGCTTCTTTCGACAAACCATTCTCCTTCCATGCAAATGATTATGATTCTCAAAAGATTATAATTGAGGACGGGTTCATAACTTTCGTTCAAAACAATGACAAATATGTACGAGCAAAACAATGTCGAAGCCCAGAGACAACACCTCAACATATTCATAAAAACTTTCAAGCTATTCGCAAAGAAGCTTCTACCACTTGTGCCATCCGTATTGGAAAGAGCATCATTCCTTTACTCGATGAATCTCTAAGCCATATTGAATTTGAAGGGAAAGACGAGATTCTCATAGTGACTCAACGGAACGTCTTTTCAGGAACCGTTTCCACAATCAAAGAAAATGGGTTAGAAAAAGCTTGTCTAGGTGTAACTCCAAAGGTCACGAATTTCGGACCCATCGCCGTCAGAACCAAGGACTTTTTAGCCATCTATGAAGAAAACGCTGCTGGACCCATTTTCAAATTCGGAGATAATAAAATTGTCAAAGTAAAAGTAGACAATGGATTATTTAAATTCGACGGTCTATTGGCTCAATGCAAATATGATGAACTAGGTGGAAGCCTAACTGAAAAGGAGAAAAACAGTGGGCGGAAAAAGTAGAAAATCAGGAGGCATTAGTAAAGCCCTCATCAATCGTCTTACCAAAAGGAAAAACGAAGGGGGATCAAGTGGAACCTCAACCCAAAAAAAACCTAAGCGAACTGGTCCTGACATATTTGAATCTAGTGAAAAAGAGCCCTTGGACTCCTAATTTCTGGATGTCTGAAGAATATATTTCACTATCCAATATGGTATGGAAAACCTGCAATAATATAGAAGGGCTGTCTTCTCCAGATACCCCTACACAAACATGGGCCTTTCCTCCACTCCAAAATGGAAACCTCATGGATGAAACAGAAATTTGTAAAGCTCATATCGATGTTGATATGGGTTTCCTTTCTCCACACTATTCCAAAGAGGACTTATGGGATCGGCAAATCCTTTATGACCCCTCTCATTTCTTAAATCTTGAAGGTCCTCAATGGAAGGTCTTCCGAAAAAATCATATGAAATATCCTAATCGTCAAATTACTTCTCATAAGACTCCTTTCTATCAAGCATTAGGACCAAGGGATGACGAAGAAATTAGCAAACTACTTCTTATATGGAGTAGGGGACGTCCAGTATTTGATCCAGATACCTTGGTTCGCTTTGCCCTGGAAGGATACTATCGAAAAGGATTATTTATTGAAAACAGATTGGTTGGAATAAACATATGGGACTATGGAGAATGTTTTATCAATTACCGTTATTGCATTGATAACGGTTCTGATTTCCTTCAAGAATATCTCCGTTATTTATTCTACACCGAACCATCAATCCAAGATGCTGAGACTCTTGTTAATGACGGGGGAAACCTAGACAACGAAGGACTATTGAAATTCAAAATGAAACTCAACCCAAGTTATGTAGGCTATGTTTACAGCACGAAAGGAACAGAACTATGATCGTAGAAAGACTTATCATTCTCCAAGAGTTGGAAAAGGTTATGCCCGGCCTCTCTTCCAAAGATATCATTGAACAATCATCCTGCTTCCTCTTCAGCGGTGGAAGTGTTCATACATTCAACGATGAAATCTACTGCCAGCAAAAAACCACCCTAGGCAAACTCCTCGACGGAATAGCTGTACCGGCAGAACCCCTTGTCAATATTCTTCGGAAAATCCCTGACGAGTCTATAGAGATCAAACTGACGAAGACTCAAATCACTTTCAAGGGAAAAAGCAAACGGGGAGGTATCCGAATCCAAACAGAAGTCACCTCACCTTATGAATCTGTAGGTAAAGCCAAGAAATGGATAGAGTGTCACCACGATGTTCCCAAAGCATTTGGATTTGTTAAGGCCTGTGCCTCTACTTCACAGGATCAATTCCACCTCACCTGCGTTCATGTTACTTCAGAACATATTGAAGCCTGCGATAACTATCAAATATCTCGCTACACTCTCGCTACAGGAGTCAAGGAATCCTTCCTACTTCGGGCTGCCTCTGCTTCTCATATAGCTCCTCTCGATATGACAAGCATATGTCTATCCGCTGGTTGGGTCCATTTCCGTAACGAAAGTAATTTGCAAATTTCCTGCCGCCGCTATCCGGATAACGAATACCCGAATCTGGACGACATCTTCAAAGTCAAAGGCAAGAAGATAACCCTATCCAAAGCCCTCACCAATGCAGTAGACCGCGTCAGTCTCTTTGCCAAAGACGTGGAGGACACCGTACTCATCACTGTACATCTTCATGAAAATAAGATGAAACTCAGAGGTGAAAGTATCGTGGGGTGGTTCGCTGAGACAACTCGCATCAAGTACTCCGGTCCTGAAGTCCAGTTCAAGATACCTCCAGAACAATTGATTCAAATCGCCAACAACTATGAACAATGTATCGTTTCGTCCAATCGACTAAAAATCAAAGGTTCCAATCGAGTATACGTCACGTGCCTGGAAGAGATTAAGAAAGATGAAGAATGATGAAAGGGTTTTTCGCTGCTTCCAAAATGAAAAGTAAAACACCATCATCTACCATACCCAAGTGTGGTCTATGTGGATTGCATAAAACATGCAAAAATCCCCGCATGAAACCTACGGGAAAAGGCAGGAAAAAGATATTGGTGGTAGCAGAAGCCCCTGGGCAAAAGGAGGACGAACTCAATACGCAATTGATTGGAAAGACCGGACAAAAACTGAGGCAGATTCTTCGTCGTAATGGGGTGAGCTTGGATAGGGACTGCTGGAAAACCAATGCTGTAATATGCCGACCCCCAGAGAACGATACCCCAAACAAAGTTCAAATTGATGCGTGTCGTCCCTTCCTATTGAAAACGATACAGAAGCTTCAACCTACTTCCATCATTTTGTTAGGAGCAACTGCCCTTCATTCTCTAATCCCAATCGTATGGAAAAACGATGTGGGTAAAGTACGACGGTGGGGGGGATGGGTAATACCCAGCCAAAAACTAAACTGCTGGATATCAGGTTCTTGTCACCCCAGTCATGTGATACGAAATGAGAAAGATCCTGTTCATGAATTAATCTTTGAAAAGGAAATCACACCCATTCTTCGCAAGAAGCAAAGACCCTATACAACCATCCCCAACTATCAGTCCCAAGTAGAGGTAGAGCTGAATCCCAGGAAAGCAGCTTTGTTGATTAGAGAGCTTATAGCCAATGGACTACCTACGGCATGGGACGTCGAAACAAACTGCCTTAAACCGGAAACTAGTGGTTCCTCGATATACTCCTGTTCCATGAGTCAAGTAGACGGTAGAACATTCGCTTATCCTTGGACTGCTGATGCTATAGAAGCCACTATTGAATTCATCAAAAGCCCAGTCCCAAAAATTGCATCCAATCTTAAATTTGAGGACCGCTGGGCTAAGAACAAATTGAAGACCCGTGTAAGGAAATGGCTATGGGATACGATGCTTGCTGCTCATATTCTAAATTGTACCCCTGGCATAACCAGTATCAAATTCCTTTCATTTACTTGTCTAGGTCTCCCTTCTTACAACGACCACATAGATTCTTTGCTGGGTCATAAGGGCAAGGATGGTTTCAATCGGATAGACGAAATAGATGTTCAGGATCTGCTAACATATAATGGGATGGATAGTTTGCTGGAAAGAGATGTTGCCTTGATTCAACAAAAGGCTTTTCGGAGATGGTGTAATGGCTAGATATACAACTGTCATCAGTCAACTGGGCACTAAATATTTCTGGTCCCTCTGTCATAAAGGAAAACCAATTGCTACATCTAAAATAATAGGCACTAAAGAAGAAGTTGAAAAAGAAGTGGGGGAAATAACAAGGACCTTCGCTATTGAAAACTTCATTGAAGAAAGGGGATAATAATGACGCCTGACGAATACATCAAGCAAGCAATGAAAAGTAGGAACCGTAGCTTTTATACAGCCCCCGAAGAAGTACTACACGCTGCTATGGGGTGTGTTACGGAATCCGGAGAACTGATGGATGCTATCAAAAAGTCTTGTTTCTATGGACGGAGTATAGACGAAAACAATCTCAAAGAAGAAGCAGGTGACATTCTTTGGTATTTATCTCTTCTATTCAATCACTATGGCTGGACATACGAAGAGGTTATGGAATTAAACATAAACAAACTACGAACCCGCTACCCAGAACAATTTACAGAAGAGAAAGCACTCAACCGTAACTTAGAAGCAGAACGGAATGTGTTAGATGGAAATATTTGTAACAAGTGTGCAGGTTCTGGAATAGTAGAGGACCTTGCAGCAGATTCAGAGACAGGAAAATATACAATAAAAAAATTTCAATGTGACACTTGTAACGGAAGTGGAAAAGTATGAAACCCATTACCCCATCAGCATTGAAACTATTTCATGATGGAGCCAGAGCCCTTTCTAGGGTAGAGGCTAACGGTTTCAAGATAGATATACCTTACATCAAGAAAACGATGAAAGAAGCTGACGAACACATACGGGAATTGAAGGACAAACTAGCCAATCATAAAATCAGCAAGCGGTGGAAACGACGGTATGGGGTTGACACCAACTTTGGTTCCCGTCAGCAACTAGGGGATATCCTATTCAAAGTTATGGGTCTCAAGTGTCCTAAGAAAACAGCATCAGGACGGTACTGCACTGATGAAGCAGTATTGACAGATTTGAACAATACTTATGTTGATCAATACTTACAATTAGAAAAGCATAAGAAAGCCCGTGCCACTTACCTTCGGGGCATCTTGCGTGAAACGGACCCACAAGGATTCCTCCATCCTTTCTTCAATCTAAATACAGTTGTGACTTATCGGGGCTCTTCTGATAGTCCAAACTTTCAAAACCTCCCAATCCGTAATCCAGTCTTTGCTAAGATGATCCGTCAAGCTTTTATTCCCCGAAGCTCTAACAATCACATCGTTGAAATTGATTATGGGGGTATTGAAGTCAAAGTATCTGCCTGCTATAACAAAGACCCACAGCTCCTCCGATACATCAAAGATCCTGCATCAGATATGCATAGGGATATGGGGATGCAGTGTTACATAGTAGATGAAGACCAGATGACTAAAATCATTCGGTATTGTGGTAAGAACAAGTTTGTCTTCCCTGCATTCTACGGAAACTATTATGTCAACATGGCTCAAGATTTGTGGAACGCAATAGATGAAATGAAACTCGTTACCAAAGATGGGACACCCCTCAAGGACCATCTACGGAAACAAAGCATTCGCAAACTAGGCAAATGTGATCCTGATGCCCCAGTACGAGCAGGAACATTCGTCAAACATATTAGAGATGTTGAGCAGGACTTCTGGGGACGACGCTTCAAAGTTTATGATCAATGGAGAAAGGAATGGTATGCCCAATACAGGGAACAAGGATACTTTGATACCTATACGGGTTTCCGGCTCCAAGGTGCTTTCAAGAGGAATGAAGTTATCAATTATCCTGTCCAAGGATCTGCTTTCCACTGTCTGCTGTGGACACTCACTCGTTTGGTTTTGGTGGAACTTCGCAAGTACAACCTCCGATCACTTATCATTGGACAAATCCACGACAGTATCGTTGCCGACGTACCCCATAAAGAGCTTCGCACATTCTGCGAGTTGGTACAAGACGTCATGATCAATAAACTCACCAAACATTGGAAATGGATCATTGTTCCTATGGAAATTGATTTTGAAGTCGCCCCAAAAGGAGCAAGCTGGTTTGAAAAGAAGGAGTATGTATTATGAAAGAACTCTACAAGAAACATCGTCCCAAAACATTCAAGAACGTTCTTGGTCAAAACCTAACTGCAATACAAAAACATGTTGAGAAGGGAACGGTACCCCAAACAATACTTTTGAGTGGACCTAGCGGATGTGGGAAAACAACCATAGGCCGAATCTTAAAGAGGAAGTTGCATTGCAATGACGGGGACTTCAATGAGATGAACGCTGCTCAAGAAACAGGCATTGACGCCATCAGAAAAATAGACAAACGTCTATACACTTCCTTATCATTGACAGGAGGACAAAGTCGGATCTGGCTAATCGATGAGTGTCATATGCTTTCCAAGCCTGCTCAAAATTCTCTTCTCAAAATGTTAGAGGACACCCCCGCAAATACATATTTCCTTTTAGCTACTACTGATCCTCAAAAGCTTCTAAAAACCATCCAGAACAGAGCCATGAAGATAACACTAAAGGCTCTATCTGATTCAACTATCCTAGAGCTGCTAGAACACGTCTGTTCCAAAGAGGGTATCGATATACACACAGACGTCCAATCCAAGATCGTAGAGTATGCTAGTGGCTCTGCTAGACAAGCCTTAGTTTATCTCGACACAGTCTACCAACTCGACGATACAGATAAGATGTTGAATGCTATCGTATCCGTATCGATGGAAGCTCAGGCTATTGAAATTGCTAGAGCTTTGATAGGTAAACCAACTTGGAAAAAAATGGGACCCCTCCTAAAGAATGTGAAGGATGAAGACCCAGAAGGTATCCGACGATTGGTACTTGCTTACACCTCTGCTATTATGAGAAATGGATCTATGTTGCCTCAATGTTACCTTATTTTGGATGCCTTTAGTGAAAGCTATTTTTACACAGGTCACGCAGGATTATGTAAAAGCTGTTACGAAGTCGTATCTCCTATATGATTCGTATAATAACTAAACGAAAGGAAAATAATGGCGAAAAAGAAAGTACGAACACCAGACACAGATACCATTCTCGATATTGATCTAAATCGATTAGACAAGGAATGGTTAGAACAACCTCGATTGTACTATAAATTTGCTGAAGCTCAGGCTAAAGCTCGGAAGGAAAAGGACACAGCCTATGCTGAATTGAAAATCGAACAAGCAGAAGCTTATCTCGCTGTTCGGTCCAATCCAAAAAGATATAAACTACCAGAAAAAATTACAGAGGGACTAATCAACAACACAGCTACCACTTTAATTACAGTGAAAGAAGCCCAAGAAAAACTACGTGATGCCACATATAAATATGATTTACTTTCAGGAGCTTTGGAGGCATTGAACCAACGAAAGTCCGCTTTGGAAAATGCAGTTAAGTTGCATGGACAAAACTATTTCAGTACACCAATGGGTACAAATGAGGATAAGGAGGTTCTGACCGAAACGAAACGCAAGCGTATGAACAAACGTCGTAGAGAAGAAAACAAAACGAGTATTGGATAAGGAGTACGGTATCATGGCAAAACGAAATGCGAAGAAACGTAAGAGAGCATCAGTACTAAAGAGGGCACGTGAACGCAGTGCAGGATTTGGGCCAACCCATATCCGCGTTCCTGACGATTATGAAATGATCAAAATCGAGCCGGGTAAAAATCGATGGTCCATGCTTCCTTTCGTTGCAGGAGAAGGAAACCCCTATGCAGACCAAGGAGAGGAAACTTGGGAGCGTACCTATTATGCCCACTCCAACATTGGTCCTAACAAAGAACGAGTCATCTGTTTGGCTAAGACATTTGGCAAACGTTGTCCTATCTGTGAATTTGTGACCAAGCTTCGTGAAGAGGATTATGATGCCAATGAAAAACTGATCAAGGGTCTCAAATGGAAGGAACGTCAACTTTCACTCGTCATAGATATGGACGAGAAGGAAAAGAAGCCTAAGATTTTGGATTACTCTACACATGGCTTCGGCAATCCTCTTATGGCTGAACTGGACAACTGTGATCCAAACGAAGAAGATGATTATGAAAACTTCTTTGATCCCAAGGATGGTATGTTGATTAAAATCCTATGGGAAAAGGCAATGGGTGATTGGTGCCAAGCCACTTCTATCTCTCTCAAGACTCGCAAGGGTGCCTTGAAAATCAAGGCAGAAGATATGCCTTGTTTGGATGAACTCCTCATCGTCAAAGATTACAAGACACTGAAGGCATTGCTTCTTGAAGTAGAAGCTGTGGATGATGATGATGAGCCCGTAGACAAGAAAAAGAAAAGTGGTAAGAAGGGTAAAAAGGTAGAGGAAAAAGAGGAAGAGGATGAGTGGGAAGATGACGATGATATAGATGAGTCGAACGACGATGATGATGACGATGATATAGATGAGTCGAATGACGACGATTCTGATGACGATGACGATGATGACGATGACGATGATGACGATG